AGACACAATCCAATCGTGGCCAATCAGATTGCGCACAATTGAATGCGCTGGTCATTGACTGCACAGGTCAATAAATTGCGTACAACTATACCTTGACAATATAAACGTAAAAGCGTATACTAATAATAGGTCAGGAAACAACGACCTGACAGTACATTGACAACCTAATAACAGTACAGCAAACAGAAAGGAGCGCAGTACAAATGGCAAGAGAAGCACAGATTACAAGAACCACCAAAGAGAGTACAGTTACAGCCGTAATTATCGACTGCAATGAACTCACAGCAAGTAAGGAAGTGTTCACTGTAGAAGGTGAACTGAAGAACGAAAAGGAGGTACAGAAGGCACTCGAAAAAATCCTTCCACCGGACAAGAAGTTCGGAAAACTGGTGTCCATCGAAGTGAATGAGGTTTTACGTGTTATGAGCTTCGCAGATTGGATTAAATACTCCGTGGTTGTACCTGAGAGAACTTCAAGAGTGCCCAAGGCAGAAGGCGAATCAGTGCCAGGGAAGGAGTAAAATGACGGCTCAGGAATTGTTAAAACGTGTAGAAGCTGAGATTGCATATTACGATGCTCTTAGAGAGATAACAGGTGTACGTCAACCAAAGTACAAAGTAGACCCCTACATATTTTTTAAGAAACCCGAAAACAAGAACAACAACAAAGACAAAGGAGACACAACAATGAACGAAGAGAAGAACACCCTGTTACAGGAAGAAGCAGAAGCTATTGCACACAAAGTTGTCAAGGATGCTCTGCACAAAATTGCCAAGCACGTTGCAGTAGAATGTAGTTCACCTGCTGACCTGATAGCCTATACAATAGCGGCCAAGACAGCGTTAGAACAGTCAACCTTCGACGTTCACATCATTATCCGTCCGCGTGAGGATGGGATGCACGTTGAGACATCCATCAAGGGACACGCAAGCGCCGAACAATCAGACGATGATGAGGAGTGACAATGAGCAGTATAACAATGGTTCACAGGTTTAACGTTTTATTGAACGACCTACATGTCATGATGACTACAGACAATGAACCTGACTTAGTGGACACATATCTTTCGCTTCACGATCAGTTATTTGCGTTCTACATAGCTAATTCAAGAAGAATAACAAAGTTAGACAGTGTACAGGAACAGGAGGACAACTAATGTCAACAACACAGGCAAACTACAAGGTAACAATTGAGAAGTCAAGTCGTGAGCTAACAGCACGCGAAAAGCTTAAAGTCATGGACACCACAGGAGCTGAAAAGCTCAACGATATAACCGATAACGGCGTACAGGTAGAAATTAAAGTATCTGCCTGGGCTGTACTTCATATCGAGAACGACAAGGCAGAAGATAAGGAGTACAGTAACTACGTAATAATGGATACAGACGGCGCTGTTTACACCACAGGCTCTTCTTCCTTCGGCAAGGCATTTGAACAGATAGCCGAAGTAATGAAGGATGAACCCGAAGAGGACTTTACAATCCGTGTATTCTCCAGACCATCCAAGAACTACAAAGGCAAGTCATTCCTGACTTGCTCACTGGTATAATAGCAACTAATTAACACGCCACCAATAGACACCACACAGCCAAAAACACACTCCATGGATTAAAAAATCTGTGGAGTGTTTTATTTGAGAAGGGAGACACCTATGGCGTACAAAGTTGTAAAGGGGGCCGGCAAGTCAATTACACGCAAAAAGACTCGCAAAAGTACCCGCACAAAGCGTAAAACCCAAAAGCAGAAAGAGCTACAGCGTATCACCAAACTATCGTACGGTATGCGCAAGCGTGGTTATGAGCTTCACGTCTCTCGCTTATCAACCGCAACGCTCAAGACTCTGCGTTCAGCCAAAGACCTATATCGTTACGCAACCAAAGACGGCATGAAGGGTACAAAAGCCCGTGAACTTGAACGCTTACAGGCGGCAAGAAAAGCGGCCAGCACCCGAAAAGCAAATGCGGAAAGAGCTGAACAGTTAGCCGAAGAATATGAGAACATATATTTAGGCCTCAAAACCGCAGTCAGAGAAGAATATGTGAACGTAGACACGGGCGAAATAGTTTATCGCTATGCCGAAGAAGCGCAGGAAAACGAAAAACCCGTTTCTGAACTCACAGACCAAGATTATATTGACCAGTTCTACAAGAACAATCCCAACATGCAACAGGGTACAGACGCTGACATTGTAAACAGGGCAGAAATTGTCTATGACAACTTCCTATCAATGTTACAGTCATCCCTGCAAACAATTTATTCAAACATCGACAATCTACCATCAAAAAGGAGAGTCAAAGACCGATACCGAGATTACGCAGATTACGCCTTCGACGTGATAAAAACTGCACTCGACAAGGTACTACAAGACCCTGACGGAAAAGTCAAAGTATTAGAAGTCTTAGACCGGTACGACACGCAAGCCGTTGAATATGCACTAATGTACAATGCAAATCAAGATTCCGCAGGTTCAGCAAGTCAAATTGCAGACGATATAAATGACGCATTAAATGGTGACGTCATACCGTCATTAGACATTGAAAACCCGTGGCAGGAAATGAGTGACCAAAGTGACTGGGAGTACGGAGAACCCGATTTTTAAAATATTCTGATTGGAGTACAATAAATGCCTAAATCATCAGCACCACTTATACTTGTCGGAGATTTTGAAACGACAGTATATGAAGGACAAAAAGACACGCAGGTTTGGGCTTCTGCACTTGTACCGCTCTATACTGAGGATGTACTGATATTAGGTTCAATCAATGGAACGTTTGACTATTTAACAAGTTTAGACAGAGACGTAATAGTTTACTATCACAATGTTAAATTTGACGGTTCATTTTGGTTATACTATTTAGCCCTACACCCTGACTATACACAAGCTGTAGAGACAGAATCTGACAGTGAAGGACAATCACAAATAACGGCATTTACAAAAACATCAGAAATGAAAAACGGCACGTACAAATATGTCATCAGCAGCATGGGACAATGGTACTCCGTAGTAGTTAAGCACAATGACCACATAATCGAGTTCAGGGACTCACTGAAACTTCTTCCATTTTCAGTTGAAGAATTAGGAAAATCGTTCGGCACTAAACACAGAAAATTATCCATGAAGTACGAAGGCCAACGATATCCCAATTGTCCAATAACAATGGAAGAAAAGCGATACATAGCTAATGATGTCTTAGTTGTAAAAGAAGCACTTGAAATAATGTTCAACGAAGGACACACAAAGCTCACAATTGGTGCATGTTGCTTAGCAGAATATAAGAGGATAATAGGTGCATATGATTACAATCTCATGTTCCCGAATTTGTACGACATGGAATTGGATAATACACAATACGGTAGTACAAATGTCGGTGACTATATCCGTAAAAGTTATCGTGGCGGATGGTGTTATCTTGTGGAAGGGAAGCAAGATAAATTATACAAGAAAGGACTTACAGCTGATGTCAATTCGTTATACCCGTCAGTTATGTCATCAGAGTCTGGCTCAGTGTACCCCATCGGAACTCCTAAGTTTTGGAAGGGTAATTACATTCCTGACTTCGCTATTGGAGCTAACAAATATTATTTTGTTCGTATAAGAACACGCTTTTTCCTCAAAAATGGTTACTTGCCTTTTGTACAAATAAAGGGTAATAAATTTTACAGGGGCAACGAAATGCAGAAAACGTCAGATATCTATAATCCAAAGACAGGGCGTTATACTTCAAAGTATATAGATTTTGACGGAACAGAAAAAACTGCTACATTAACGCTTACCCTTACATGTACAGACTATGAACTGCTTAAAAAGCACTATCACCTTATTGATTGCGAGATATTAGACGGTTGTGTATTTTACGCAAGAGCAGGTATATTTGACGAATATATCAACAAATATGCTGAAATAAAAATGAAGTCCAAAGGCGCAAAGAGAACTCTTGCTAAGCTGTTCTTAAATAATCTTTACGGCAAAATGGCCGCAAGTACAGACAGTTCGTTCAAAGTCGCATACTTAGACCCTGATACAGGTGCATTAAGGTACAAAAGAGTAAAAGCTAATGAGAAAACTCCTGGGTTCATTGCTGTAGGCTCTGCCGTAACATCCTATGCAAGGAGATTTACTATCACAGCGGCCCAAGCAAACTATCACGGTGTTAATAATCGTGGGTTCATTTACGCCGACACAGACAGTATACATTGTGACCTTGAACCTGACGAATTAGTAGGCATACCTGTGGATAAAGTAAAGTTCTGCCATTGGAAATTAGAGACATCGTGGGACAAAGCAATATTCGTTAGACAAAAGACGTACATTGAACACGTTACGCATGAAAATTTAGAGCCAATTGCTGAACCGTATTATAACATTAAATGCGCAGGAATGTCTAAGCAAAGCAAAGAAATATTTACCAAGTCATTGGAAGCAGGTAGACCACTCACTGATAAGGATTTTACCAAAGAAGAGTACAACGAAATGCCTATTGACGTAAGACAGTTTTTCCTGTCTCCACACAAATTATCAGATTTTAAGGTAGGCTTCAGTGTACCAGGGAAGCTTATGCCAAAGCAAATTCGTGGCGGTACACTGTTAGTTAATACAACATTCAAATTGAGAGGATAAAAATCATGAGAAAAACAAGGACATCAAGAATCAACGAAACAGAGCAAGGCGTAGCATATGTGAACTCAAACATCAGTGACAATCAGAAGCAGATTGCCGCAGTGCAGGAACGCATGGAGTACAGAATCTGTGACAATGGTAACTGCTATCAGTTGTACGTGCGTGGCGTGATGTTTTACAGGTGGCACTCAGTAGGCGTGTACGGCTCATTTTTTGAAGCCTTGGATGCTTTAAAGAACAAATTCCCGTACATACAAATAGACGAAGAGAGGTATTGCGATGAGAGACCAGATTGCAAAGATTAAGCCCCAATCACCGAAGCCTGTCATGAGAATAGGTTTCACAGACCCAAAGGTAAACATTGAATACACATTCAATACATTTACCGAACTAACCGACTACCTTAAAGTCTTAACAGACGCGGGTACAGGTGACGTTGCAAGAATAACAATTATACTTAAATAAAATACAGCATTTAAAAGAGCCACGGAGTAAAATCCGTGGCTCAGTTCATATCTGAACCGTGTACTCGAATACTGCGGATGCCAGACCCGAATATAACGTACACCCGAACTCAATCGGTGGCTGTGTGTGCGTTAGCGTCATTCAAGTATACACGGAGATACTACTTGGTATGTATGCCAGTGTAGTAAGTATCGCTTCTTTTGACTCTAAATCTGAAAATCTAAATTGTCCCTTTTCGAATATATTTCTTAACTGCATAAAGAAGTTTCCATGTCGTTGCAGTAGCACCTGATTGATATTGTGGTCTTGTACAAGCCCCGAGAACTTATATTTAAAACTCATATCAACCTTCTGAGAACAATATAGGAGTCCTTCATCAGCGTAACTGCGTATTGCAAACCACTTGCCATTGAACGAAAACGAACAAACATACTTTCCTGAGCCTACAGGCTTTTCAATGAACGCCATGTTATCATTAAGATAAACATTTTCGGAAGAATAAGCCACGTACTTGGAGTCCTTAAATGCCCTATTAAATCCTGAACTCTTCTGTGCCTTAGAAGCACCTTCATTGTACCCTTGCTCAAGAACCCATCCGTCACCACGCAGGAAATTGACCTGAGCAGTCAATCGGCTACTTATGCACATCTCACTATAGTACGGATTAAGAAGCGTAACCGTGTTACTAAGCATGTACACTGGTACATATCTGACTTGCTCACCCTGACCACGTGCGATAGTCGTGTGAATACTAATAAATTTCTGCACTTCATTACTACAGTAGTGATTACTCTCTGACTGAAATTCGTCAAATATAATCATCTTTACATCACTAAAGAAGTGGCTGTATTTCTTCAATTGGTCTGCACTGTTTATCGTAATACCATAACCGCAAGGTTCGTCATTCAAATACAACTCATGGAATACACCAGCGGCCATTCTTTTACTAGTCATATTATCATTAGGAAAGAACAGAGGCTTTATATCCTTAAAGAATTTCTCGGCCACACCGTCAAGCTCATAATTGAACCTGTACAATATAGCAAATTTTTCTTTTCTTTCCTTGAACCTTCTTACTGCAAGCCTGTTAAAGTATGTGGTCTTGCCTGCTGAGCGGTTAGTCGTACATATGTAAATCTCAGGCGTTTCACCATTTATGTCTTTTAATGATAACAGCTTTGTACCGTCATAAAAGATATTGTCTGACATAATTTCCTCCTTCCGCACTTCATTTTTGAACAATATTATTATATCATAGAGATACGGAAAAGCATAACACTAAAAAGCCTTACGGCCTATAAAGGAGCGCATATGGATATCGCGGCAATTGTACAAAGTATTGTGAATTATGGATTACCTTCAGTGCTATGCGTTGTACTGATTTACCTACTTGACAAACAATCAGACAGGCACAAAGAAGAACTAAAAGAGCTGAGCCAAACCATCGACAACAACACAAAAGCAATTAACGAATTAGCGGACAAGTTAATAATGATTGAGATGTACAATAATAGGAAGGGCGGTGATAGTAATGCTGAGAGGAATTGATGTATCACATCATAACAAGCTGATACAGCTATCAGGTATCGACTTTGTTATCATGAAGGCCACAGAAGGGCGGTCATATGTAGACCCTAAAATGCTTGCATGGTACAAGCAATGCAAGAAAGACAATGTACGACTTAAAGGGTTCTACCACTTCGCAAGACCTGAGAATAATAATCCCAAAGCAGAAGCGAACCATTTTATCAAAACAGTCAAAGATTATATCGACGGAACAACGCTTGTAGCTTTAGATTGGGAAGGACACGCACTGTACCAATCGCTTGACTGGGCTTTAACTTGGCTAAACGAAGTAGAAGAAGCACTTCGAATTACGCCATTGTTCTACTGTCAGTCCTCATATACGCCACTTATCAGGCGCATATATGAGAACGGTAACGGGCTATGGGTAGCGCACTACACAGGTGCAAACAAGCCAATTATAGGAGCTTATCCATTTTGGACTATGTGGCAGTACACATCAAGAGCCTATGATAAGAACTATTTTAACGGCGACGCTAATCAGTATATCAAGTATTGCAGGAGCTAATATGGGAAGCATATCAGACTTTCCTTCACACATAGAAACTGACCAATACCCTATATCAGAATACACGTCAGTAATGGACTCTATATGGAGTCTATTACGTAACGACGGACTGAGTGAAGTAGCGGCCGCGGCAGTCATGGGTAATATGTACCAAGAATCTCGCTGTGTACCTTCGGCTGTAAACCAAAATGAGTTACACAGAAAATACGGTAGCTCAATGACACCAACGAAGTACATTAACCAGTTAAACTCTGGTACAATAACCAAGAATCAGTTCAGTCATGACGCAGTAGGTTTCGGCTTAACGCAGTGGACTTATTGGACACGTAAACAAGCTCTATACACAACGTGGGAAGGCCTACCTGATTTTGGTATAGATTCTTGGAATATGCAAATGAATCATTTACTGCGTCACGATACAACATTTGCAAATGTAAGAGCCAATTACTTGGACAAATACGCGTCTGCTATAGGTTCAAATTCTAATCTCATTAGTGCGTCTGATGACTTTTTTGTATGGTACGAAGCTTCGGGCTACAAGAACACCGACGGAACAGGTTCAAAGAGAGCTACTTATACATGGAGAATATACCAGCACTACACAGGCACAACTCCTGACCCTGACCCCGACCCTGAAGACCCTGACTTACATGACATCATTGTTACTGTAGTAAACAAAGGCCGGTACAGCATAAACAAGACCAGGGCCAAGAAAGACGAAATAATCCGCATAGCAGTACAGCCAATGAAGGGAACGACTATCGAAGCTGTACCCGAAGTAGTATTTACAGAGTACGAAACAGGTTGGTCGTTTCCGATGCTTGACGAATTAGTAAACATAACAATAACATTCGCAAAAGAAAAGAAAAAACACGCAAATTGGGTAGTATATCAATGGCACAGGTTTTACGGAATGAGGTGAATAATTATGGCAGTTAAAACAGCACAGGAATTAGTCGAAGCCGCAACAAAGCTCTTAGGTGATAATACATCTGATGACGCATTATCATTTCTCGAGGATATAAACGACTCTTATGGTTCAGATGGTACGGATTGGAAAGCAAAGTATGAGCAGTCCGAACTGGATAGGACTGAACTTGACAAGAGTTGGAGAGAACGATATCGGGCAAGGTTTTTAGACCCTATAGCACCCGCAGACAATGACAACGACAAAGACAAGGACAAAGACGACAACGATGATGACGAAAAAGAGGTAACTTTTGACGACTTATTTACAGAAGGAAAGGAGAAATAAATGGCTACTATTCCGGTAAAGCGTTCAATGACCGCTTCTGTGTATGATATATTGAACGCCATTCGTAACAATGCTACATCAAATTATAGGGACTTCGTTCCGAAGGCCACTGATACAAAGAGTCTCCGTCAGATTGGTGCAATCATGATGGAATATCAGGCTGTACAGAATGAGTTCCTTACAGCTCTGTGGAACAGAATCGGTAGAGTTATTTTGTCCACAAAGATGTACGAAAATCCTTGGTCAATGTTCAAGCGTGGACAGCTTGACTATGGAGAAACTGTAGAGGAAATTTTTACAAATATTGCAAAGCCTTTCCAGTACAACCCTGAGAGGGCAGAGCAGACCATCTACAAGAGACAGATTCCTGATGTTCGTTCAGCTTTCCATACAATGAACTATCAGAAATTTTATAAGACAACCACGACACAGGAACAGCTCAGACAGGCGTTCCTTTCAGAGGGCGGTGTTGAACAGCTTATCAACGACATCATTTCTTCACTATTGAAGGCCGCAAATTACGACGAATTTCAGGTTATGAAGTACCTTCTTTTCAGGAATATTCTGAACGGCAGAATGTACCCTAAAGAGATTGATGCTGTAACAACTGCAAACATGAAATCTATCATTGCAGACGTTAAGTCTATATCAAATAAGCTGGAGTTCCTTAAGCCCTATTACAACGTTGCAGGAGTACAGACAACGTCTGATAAGAATGACCAGTTTATCCTGATTGACACTGATTTTCAGGCTCATATGGATGTTGAGGTATTGGCTTCTGCCTTCAACATGAACAAGGCCGAGTTTATGGGACACATTGTACCTGTAGATGGGTTCGGTGAACTTGACACAGACAGGCTTGCTATTCTGTTTGAGGACGATGATTCCTATGTACCGATTACACCTGAACAGCTTCAGGCACTTTCCATTATTCCATGTGTACTTGTTGACAGGTCATACTTCATGATTTTTGATAACCTGATTGAGAACACACAGAAGTTCAATGAGGAAGGTCTCTACTGGAACTATTGGCTTCATACTTGGAAAACATTTTCAGTATCTCCCTTCGCAAATGCTGTAATGTTCCTTCCGGCTACACCGTCAGTAGTTAGCGTATCAGTTTCACCTGATTCAGCTACAATTACAGCTGGTGCTTCTATACAGCTGACACCTGTTGTGGCTGTACTCAACTTTGCACCGCAGACGGTTAAGTATGAGTCGGATTCAGATACAATAGTTGTATCTGATATGGGTGTAGTTACTGCACTCGCAGGTGCGTCAGGTAGCGCAACAATCACAGTAACATCTACGTTCGACCCGACTAAGTTCGACACCATGACTGTGACTGTAGCATGATGTAACGCTATAGGTATTTAATATTAGGGACTATCAGTATAATGGTAGTCCCTATTTCTCTATAAGAGGTGATAATATATGAGTGTTATAGTTGCACCTAACTCCACTATACAATTGCTCAACGTAGTGGGACTCGATAATAGATATCTGCACACGTATTATTTCTCAAATGTTGCAGAACAAACAGGTTACTTTGATGCAAGAGTAAAAAAGACATTTTCAGCACAGAGTTATTCTAAAAACACAGGAAATTATATCAAATTACAGGTTGAACCTGCGTCACTTGAGTCGTATTTTGCTTGTAGCTATATGCGTTTTCAAAATACATCCTTTGGTTCAAAATGGTTTTACGCTTTTGTTACAAGTGTGGACTATGTAAATAACCAAACTATTGGCGTTACATATGAAATAGATGTAATTCAGACATGGTTATATTCAGCAGGCGTTTCAGTCCCCAAATGTTTTGTAGAACGTCAGACACCTACAGCTACAGAGGATGCTATGACCGTGTCACATCCGAACTGTGAACCTGAACCGTTTAATGTGACAAATTATCATTATAGGCTTATGGGAAATACTGACCTATATGACGTTAACGGTAAAAGGCATAGAGTTGTAGTAATTACGCACTCACTTGTAGAATATCCACTTACTTCTAAAGATGCGTATTCATACGGTATGTTTAGCGGACTGACTGTACAAAGCTATGACTGTGATAATTCAGACCAAGCGCAGGATATACGTAATAGCTTAAAGGCTATGACAACAAGCGAGGACGGTACACAGGATACTACTACAGTTGTGTCTGTTATCATGCTTCCTGTTAAATTAGACCCGCCATTACTTCCTGACGCTTCACCGAATGTCCCAGTATTTAATTACGATTTTACAGACAAATGGTCAAATGCACCAAACGGATATGCTTGTACCTATAACAAATGTCTACGTTATCCATATAACTATTTACACGTAACAGACCATAATGGTATGAATTTAACACTCCGTAGAGAGTGGTTCAGTGGTAACGTTCTCAAGTTCGATGGGAGGCCTTCTTACCACGGCACAGGTGAGTTCATTTTTTATCCATTGAATTACAAAGGGATAACTGATGATTATAATGATAAAATCGTTATAAATAACTTTCCGCAGTGTGCATTTACTATCGACTCATACCGTGCATGGATAGCCCACGGCGGTCTTGCTACATTACAGACAAACATGGAAAACATGCGACTGCAAAGAGAAACAGCTACTGGCAACGCACTGTTTGGTGTACTTACAGGGGCTACGCGTTCAGGTGGTAGTGCGGCTGCTGGGGTCGCTATGGGCGCAAATCCAGGTACAGCCGCTCTCGGTGCAGGTATGAATATTTTGTCCGGCACAGCTGGCTTTATTCAGAGCACTAATGAGATAAAAACAAGTGAGCAAATTGCTGTAAATAATTATGAAGTAACTCTGTCAAATGCTCAGGCGATGCCTGATGTTGTAGCTGGGACAACAGCTTCCAATATAATGTCACAGATACAGGCAAATAACGCATATGTTTATCAGGTATTTCCATCATTTGATGAGTTTAAGAGATTGGACAAATTCTTTGACGTGTTCGGGTACACGCAGGATTCAGTCAGGGCACCTATATACAATCCAACGTCATCAGCAAATGGTTCACACATGTTTGTAAAAACCAAAATGGCTAATGTGTCAGGTAGTGCGCCAGCTGTTGCACTGGCAGGTATAAACAAAATACTCGACTCAGGTATTACATTTTGGTCATCAGCAGTTACAGCAGGACACTACACACTATAGGGAGGCAAATATGCTTGAAAAAGGTATGCAATGGTTAGGCCTAAGCAAACACTACAAGAAGGGACAGGATGGTACATTCTTTGACTCTGCTGTTATGAACAGACGTATGTACGACTACTTCTTGGGTAGGCTCATGGAAATGTGCATTACAAGGTTCAAATACAATGGCCTACCTGACAGTATAGACGAACGTTTCATGGAGTACACGCTCATGATGGATGGGCAAGCCATATGGTTCAATGATGAAGTAATGGGAAACCTTTGTTTGCAGGTCATGTTAGGTTCAAAGTGGGATATTTATCGTGTACCTATGATGCGTAAAGCATACGCAGTCAATGGGTACATTAACAAGAACTTGAATCCCGAAAATTCTGTCATAATTTATAACAATCCTTTGAGAACCAACAGCTTTCCGACTCTTGAAATGTTTGCATACAGATTATACAATATAGATAGAGCCGCGGATATAAATGTGAACGCACAGAGAACGCCTATTTTAATCAGGTGCACGGAAAACCAGCGACTCACTTTGAAGAACATCTACATGAAATATGACGGTAATCAGCCCGTCATTTATGGGGACAAAGACTTAGACCTTTCCGATAAATTTGAAGTATTAAAAACTGATGCACCATTTGTGGCAAACGACATATCAGAGTACCGTGTTAAGGTATGGAACGAAGCACTTTCCTCACTCGGTATCGCTTCCGTTCAGAACGAAAAACAGGAACGTATGTTGATGTCCGAAGCTACATCAGGAATGGGTTCAATCCTTGCCACTCGAATAGCGGCATTGAAAATGCGTGAACAGGCACTACATAAAATCAATAAGATGTTCGGCCTGAATGTGACTGTAGAGTTCAATGAAGGTATCGACACAAGTGTAGCTCTGCAACAGCAGGAAGCACAGGTTGAGGCTACAATTGCACAGGCAGAAGCGATGGCTAATAAGGCAAATATGGATGTTGGACAGGGAGATTGACGGATGAGTAAGTTCACTACAGAAGTACGCTTTATATGTGAACAGAATATAGGACTTCCTGAAAGTGCGGACAGACCTGCTGTACATGACATTGTACGGCAGGCATATCCGCATATATTCGACTCTGACCTTGAACTGTATGACCCATTGACAGGGGAGGTGTCTGCCGATAGCTCATATAAAGATGTACTATTTCCAAAGATTTTATTTCATTATTATACAAGAGAGATTGGACTCGAAACTGTAGCACTATGGAAGCTGAAATTAAACACCAAAATGAGGGAGATTCTTCCCTATTATAATCAGCTTTATGCTAGTGAACAGATTAAGTTCGACCCGTTGGAGAATGTACGTGTTACAGATAAGCACGAACAGCAGGTTATTGACGATGCTACTACGAAAAATGAACACATCGACAAGACCGATGATATTACCGATACAACGAACCAAACAGTTGACCCTACCACGTACAACCATGGTAAGCAGAAGCAGACTGATACGTTCGGAGAACAGAACAGGACTGACAACTTAGGCCAGCAAAAGACGACTGATCAATACGGAAATACTTCCGGTTCTACTACGTACGGTGAAGTATCAAGTAAGCAGAGAGATAATCACTCTACACTTGAAGCTTTTTCTGATACGCCACAGGGTTCACTATCAGGCGTTACAGATAATAACTATTTAAGCTCTGCAAGGAAAACCACTGTAACAGGTGTTGGTGATGGTGACGTTAGTACAACGTCTACTCATACGGACAGCACTACGGCAGAATCACACACAGACGTTCATAGCACTGACGCAGTCACAGACAAGCACAAGACTGACTCATATGCTGATACACACGAACGTGATAGCTACGTGGACACTGTTACAAGGAAAGACAACAACAAAAGCATTCTCGATGGTACAAAGAAGGGTAGCTATAAGACCGATTACGATAACAAGACCGATACCGACTATACTCACATAAAGATAGGTAAAGAAGGTACTCAGTCATATTCGAAAATGCTGAACGAATTTCGTGATACATTTTTGAATATTGACATGAGAATAATTGACGAATTGAAAGACCTATTTATGCTCATATGGGACTGATAGGCAAATGCAGGAAAGGAGGTACAATGGATAGCTATAAAAACATGACCGAAGTTAAACAGTTTAGGTTCTACTGTCAGAAGGTACTTCCGCTTGTATATGATGAGTCATTGTCGTACTATGAAGTCCTTGGGAAGCTGATACACAAGGTTAACGAAATAACTGAACAGGTCAACGTAATGGAAGATAATATAGACTTCCTAAACGATGAAGTTATTGTACTGAAAGAGCGCATGACTTCACTCGAAAATGACATGGTTCAGTTACGTGCTGATTTTGAACAGTTCCGTACTGAAATGAATGAGCGTTTCGCTAATCTTGAACGTGAACTACGTGAGACCTTGGCTTCCGAAATAAGCAGGATTGAACGTGAACTGACTGCACGTATAGAGCGACTTGAACAACAGCTTCTTGCCCGCATAGCTGAACTCGAAAATGAGATGAAAACAAGGATGACGAACTTGGAGATAAATCTCACTAATAGAGTTGAGCAGTTGGAGCGCAATATCGACCAGCGGTTTGACGACTTAAATGCTGATATTGACAGGAAGTTCGCGGCTCAGGATGCACACATCAATGCTCAGTTGAATGAGGTTAGGACTTGGGTTGCTAATGAACTCAGCAGATACCTTGCTATGTTCGAGAATTTTAAAGAGGATGTGAACGCTACTCTTAATGATTACTTGAACAAGATAGCAGAGGCTGAAAGAAGAGCAAATAAGTATACTGATGAAGTTGCTGAAGGTCTACAGAAGCAGATTGATGAGCTAAAGTATGACCCTACACCAAGGATAATCACACCTGCTGATTTAGTTGTCAGACGTACACAGGATGCTTTTGATGTTGAACACTGTTATTTGAGAGCTTGGGCTTTAACAGCAGAGGAAGCTGAAAGACTTGGCTTGACTGCTGAAACGATGGATAACATTGGTGTCAATGTGTACCAACACGACTACTTGAATAAGTGGTATTATGGTGTACAGAGACAGCATCTCAGTGATACTATCGTTGAGCTTGAGACCATGCTCAGGGCGTTGTGCGGTTGCGGTTTAACTGCTATTGAGTATGATGCTAAAGAATGGACTGCTGAAGGGTATGAGAATCTTGCTCTTACTGCTATACAGTATGATTGCTGGGGATGCTGTGGCGGTGCAGGTAGTGATGTATGGGATTTAGCTTATAATAGCCATGTGATGGGATTGAATCTTGTACATATATCAGGAGAAGGACACACATATGAACTGGTATATAATGCGGACAATAAGTCCCTGATGTTTACTATGGTAGCCTAACGGAAAGGAGGTAAAATGAGTAACGTTAAATCTATAAATGGCTATAAAGTTGCGGATGGGGATTTGAGGAACTGTGTTGCACTAAAATTTGACCCATATTATTATTCAGGAAATGTTGGAGATATACGTCTACATGATGACCACCTATATAAGTGTATAGAAAGTACTACAGGCGGTGCGCCATGGGATGAATCTCAATGGACTGAGATTACATTGGGAGAGGAAATTGTAACTTTAAATCGTGGTGTAAGGGATATAAACAACAAGTTTGCACCTAGTGGAACTCAATATGTACCGATGACCCTTTACAATTGCACTGGAACTATTGCAACAGGTTACGGAATAAATATGTCCATAAGTCCAGATAAAACCATGCTCAACATGCGCGGAGTTGTACGTATATCATCGTTTGTTAAAACAGGAGCCCATCCGGGTGTCACATTGACTCTACCGTTTGCACCATTGCACCCACTTAATGGCAATGTGGTTGTGGGATTTAGAGCACAAACACCCAGTGAAGTAGTGTATTTGGAACTCGCACAGGAAGATACACATGCACACCTGTGGGTGTCAGAATATCACGCTAATGCGCAAAGTGGTAATTTTGATTTGATAGTACCATCTACTTTAATACCACTTTCCGCAGGATAGTACTTATAATTTAACCATCATATAACATAAAGGAGGTACAACATGGCAAATTTTAAAACACTCAATGGTTACAAAGTAATGGACGGGGATTTAAGGGTAGCAGTAGCACCAGAGTATGACCCTACATCCGAGTACACCGTAGGTGCAATCGTTATGCACGAAGATGCACTGTATAAGTGCAATACAGCGATTGCGACAGGTGGCGAAGCATGGGACGCTTCTCACTGGACAGCTACTACTGTAGCAGAGGAAGTTGAGGGTGCTGTAGATGTTGCCTATAATGCGTCTACACAGGAAATCACAATTTCATAATAGTCTGATACAGTGACAGGGTGTGCTGCGTGGCTGGAGAGTGGACTAGTCACGCGGCACATTTTGGAAATAAGATGAGGAAAATAATGGGAGGTATATAAATGTCAAGTACGAAAAAGACCACATACTTAGACTTGTCACAGTTCGAGAACACTGACAAACCGTCTTGGCTTGCGGATTATAATAAAGATATGAAGAAAATTGACGATGCTTTTCATGAGGTGGGTCAGAGTTCCGAGAGTACGGATGTTGTCATTAAACATGTGCAGGATGAGTTAGATAGAGGTATAACAGCTGATGAGTATGACGATACAGCAACGTATGAAATTGATGATTACGTTATGTATCAGGGTAAACTGTATCAGTGCATTATCGCTGTGCCGGTAGCTGAACCGTTTGACTCGACCAAGTGGCAGGAAGTGCCTGCTGGTTTGAAGGTCAGAATGTCTAAGGCTGAAAGGGAGATAAATGAGTTACAGAATCAGAACGGTGACAGTACACTGACTACTGACGCACAGACTCTCAGTGGTGCTGTAAATGAGATTGATTCTCATGCTGATGCTAATGCACAGAGTATCGCAGAATTGCAGGGGACCGTAGCAGGGTTCGAGAGTGCAATCAATGCGGCTAATAAGATTGCTTATCAGCAGGCTCAGGCATGGAGTTCTGCTATTGCTTATAGGAAGCATGATATTGTACTGTATGAGAACGCTATGTACATTAGAGTCGGGGAAGATATGGCTGTTGGTAGCGACTTTGTACCGAGTGATTGGGTGTCCATTAAGCTTGGTGACAAGGTGTCTCAGCTTCTCCGTGGTGAGGATATCCCTGTTAATGCAAGTGATGTACAGTTCGATAAGACTTCTGTGAGTGCAGTTGTTAAGAGTGATGATGTGCAGGGTGCTATTGTGGATGTGATTACTGAATCTCAGAGACAGTGGCTCATTCATGGTATGCTTACTGTAGCTCAGCTGAACGCAGGAGATACGACTATTACTATTCAGGATGACAGAATTACTGCCGACTCTGCGGTGGATATTTATGTTGGAGAGTATGGTGTTAGTCCTACAGCTGTGACTGGTGCAAATGGTAGTGTTACCATGACATTTGATGCACTTGACCACGATTTACTTGTTGGTGTTATTCCAAGACTGTAATTTAGGAAAGGAGTGCTTATGTTCTTTAGAATAAGTAACGGAGCAGGTGTCAAGCCACAGGGTACAGCTGTGGCTGGTGATGTACTTGCTAATAAGACTTTTAGTAATGACACAGGCGTTGCGATTCCTGGTACAATGGTGAATAACACCGGTTGGACAGGAGAAGGAACGCCTACTGGGAATAATCAGGTTGATGTTGTTATTCCTAAAGGATATCATGATGGTACAGGGAAAGTCATTTGCAAAGGACAGACAGCGTACTCGGCAGGCGTGGCAAATGGACAGAGTGCCGCAAGAATTGGTACAGCAGGAACGGGAGACGTGCTTGCAGGTAAGACGTTTACTAATGCAAGTGGTAGCGGTTTATCGGGTTCAATGGTGAATCGTGGCGCGTGGTCTGCTAATGCGACGACTAATGGTGCAGTGACTATTCCTGCAGGGTATCATAATGGCGCAGGGAAAGTTAATGTGAATGTACATGATAGTTATACAACTACGGGCATTATACATGTATTCAGTGATATTGCAAAGGATTCAAAATATGACATCAATGTTGACCAATATGTACCGTCAGGGTATACGGCTTTGGGGTATGCTTCATTTTCTTTTGAGCCTGACTATAAAGCACTGGTTGAATGTTATGGTGGCATACATAAAATTACTATTACTAATCGACGTAGTGGAACGAATCATTTCGACTTGTATTTTGTGCTTGTTTGTGTTAAAAAATGACAGCATATCTGCGTGATATAGGTAGGTGTGGGGTGGGGGTGGGGTGGGGTGGGGTGGGGTGGGGTGGGTGTACTGCAAAAGGTGTGTCTTTTTTTAATATGTCAGGATTTTTGTAATTAGCGTATGCGTGATAAGCGTGTACGCTATTTTTGTGCAATTATGCAGGTTTCCTGTTCATGCGTGTGCGCGCGATGTGCGGATTTTTGTACGGTAGCGCAGTGCAACAGTGACGCGGTGATGCGGCAGTGTGATAACGCTGTGACGTGTTAACGCTGTACTGCGGTGAAGTGTTAACGCTGTACTGCGGTGAAGTACAGAAGCGTGCGGATGCAGCAGGCAAATGGTCAAAGTGACTATATGAACGTGATCTGATCCGGCGCAGCCGTGATATAGTCAAAGTGACTATATGAACCTGATCTGATCCGGCGCAGCCGTCATATAGTCAAAGTGACTATATGAACGTGTTCGGTTTTTTTCCGTTTATATAGAAGAAACGCAAACACGAAAACGGCCGGAAACTGCACTGGCGTTGCGTTGTACTGTGTTCGGGAAAATATTTTTTAAAAATTTTTGGAAAAGGTGTTGACATTATAAGCGTACAAATGATAGAATTATATATGTCAGATGACAAGACGTTCTGTCAGCCATCTGACTGGCACTCTGCCATGTACAATCTATGTACAATTGCTGTTAATGTAATATGTAGTAATGTTGATTTTGTTTTTATGAAAGTGAGGTTTTTTATTATGGCAAGACATTATGATTTTTCACGTACAATGTATGAGACAGAGGTTAAGGGTTTTGTGGCCAACCTTGAAACGATGGCTATTGAACAGGTAACAGGTACGGTTATTACTGCTAAAGAGTTTCAGAGATACAGCGATAAAGAACAGGGCCAGTTAATTGCGGACGTTTTGCATTGCGTGCCCGTGAAGTATACAGTTAGCGAGTCCAAAGAGGTTATTTATAACTGGAATCTGTCGGACATTGTCGGGCTTGCTCATGTTGATACAGTGCGCAAGTGATAACTGTTGCGGTTGTACCGTGTCACATGTTGGCACGGTACAGGATTTATAGCACATTGATTTTTGAATATAGGAGGTTTTACTATGTCTCATGGTTCAAGTTTGTATGAGTGTTACAAAAAACCATCAGCAACTAAGGTTGCTATATGGAAGCGGATTGCGCAGGAAATACAGGAGCGCAACGGCTATGACGTGGATGTGTCAGCGAACACATGGAATTTCACTGTTAGTTATCTCTATGAGGACGATGACGGAATAGAACACTATAGATATATCTCGCACGGGAATGATATGGACTTGAAAAGGTACACTACAGCTATTTACATTAATGGCAAATTTTACCATAAATCAAGATACTATTGCAGAGATGACGCACACTATAACCGTAAAATGACACGATTATATAACAAGTTGAAAAAGTTTCACAGTGATATAACACTGGTCACATATGTGAGGTGATGAACATGCCGGATGAGAGTTTAGACTATATAACAACAGGTGTCAACGGCGTTGAGTACTATGTGTACGTTGGCAAGTGTTCACAGACAGCCGCTGTTAAGTTCACAGTTTGGGTCTATGTAGACACGGAATGGCGTTACAGTATATCATATTATGTTGATGACGTTGACCTGTACAATCACAAAGTATCACGGCTTTATAAAGCATTGTCTGATGAGTACGACGATGTCAGGATAGTTAAGAACGTAAAAGCGTAATTTTATGGACAATTATCCGCTTGCACTGCTAAGGTGTGAGCGGATTTTT